ATACGGTACAGGGCCGCCTTCTCGCATAACCATTCTTTGACCAGAGCGAGGTATATTAGATTTTTTCATAGACTCTAGCAATCTTTTCGTTTGCTGTTCTATTCTTCTATCTTCAGCTTCTGCGTCTTCATACTTTCCCGTAAACGGATTCCTATATGTTCTTCCTACTAATGAATCTGGTGGGCCAATAAACATATCAGGATTACGTAACTCAAATTGTTTACGTGGTTGTACTTGACCGCCTTCTTGATAATAATCTACTGAGCCGCCTTTTTTAAAATTATAAAACTCTGCAAGTTCTGGATTATTTTCTTTTATACTATCTATAGCATTTTGTGACAACTGCCTCCATCCTTTTTTGGAAGACATAAAAACATCGTCATCTACTTTTTTAAAGTCTATTTCTCGAAAAAGAGGCTGCTTACCCTTCATTACTCTTTTCAAAGGCGCTTTATCTGAGCGAAATTTTGATGCTCCATACAAAGCAGCTAATGCAGGTAATACCAAAGCGGCTCCGCTAGAGCGTTGTTTATCAGACATTGGCATTGTAGCTAAACCAGCTCCTAACCCATATAAAGCAGCTCCGGGAAAACCAGCGGGATTTTGAGAAGCACCAGCTTGAGCCATTTTATCGCTAAAAACATTTTCATCATACGGAAGAGTGTTTTTTTCAAAATATTTATTTATCTTACCACCCTCTTGATACTGGGGCATCATACCGCCGCCCATCATTTTCTTACCCATAGATTGAGCAATAGCCATACCGCGTTTGCGTTCGTACTCTGATATCTTACCATCTCCATCTAGGTCTGATTTCTTTTTATTAAAACCAGTGCCTTGATTGTACATTCTACGGCTGTGTACCTCTCCACCGTCTTCGTACTCTATCATACCACCTTGCTCACGACTTAAACCAAATGAAGTTCTACCATCTTCTGTTCTTCTTTCTATTGGAAGTGGGGCGTTTAACACTCTACCTAAAGCACCTTCGCCGCTTACTCCAGCACGAGAAGCAAGATTAGCAAGAGTAGCTAGTACTGGTAAAGAACCTACGCTTAATTGCTCTCTGGATGTACTTGTATTTCCATCTGGCCCAAAACCTTGCCTAACATCAAATCTGTTAGCGTACGTTCTTCTTTCTCCCATATCTGCACTTCCGGGTCTTGAAACAAGGGCATCTTCTATTCCACCATACTGGTCTCCAATGTTTCTTTCCAACATCGTACTCTGTAGGCGCTCTAAAGTATCTAAGTCTAATGTTTCTAAATCTGCACGAGAGTATCCTTTTGATACACCATTAGATTCCGACATAGCATCTATAAGTTTACTTTTAACTGAAACTCTACCACCATCTTCATACTCATCTATTATTCCGCCTAGGTTTTTTATATCTTTTTTATTGTAAATATTTAAAAAATCATCTAAAGAATCTCCGTATTCTTTTTTTAAATAATTTAACTCTGCATCTTTTCTAATAGCCGGTTCTTTATCTGAATACCTCCCAAAAGGATTTTTACTTCTTTCCAAAAAAGAAGAAAAGTTTGTTTGGTCTAAAAGTTTTTTTCTGTTATCTGTATAAAACTTATCAGATACTTTATCCATAAAAACTGCTCTAGCGCTGTCTTCAGGATTAGCATACATTGCTATGGAATACTTATCAGAACTATCATAGCTATCAGGAGAAACATTCATTAAAGAGTATTGTTTGTCTAAAAACCCTCTAAAATCTTTTTTATTAGAAAACGATGGAATTTCCCCACCATTTTGATACATAGGTGATTTAGGCTCAGATATTCCGTTTTGCATAGAGGCAGAGGCAATCAATGCATCCATAGCAGAGTTGCCATTTTGCATTGCTTGTCTCATGCGACCTGTGTTGGTCATTTGAATTAATGCGGGTAGGTAGTCAGGAACGGCCTCTTTTGGAACAATCCATTCTCCGCCTTCTAGCTCAACAGGTTGCTCATCTGCAACCATGCCAGCTACACCTCCGCGTTCGTGTGATGGGCCTCTTACGAGACCGTAGCTTGGAAACTTACTTTTTTGGCTTGGCATATGGTATGTGGACTCATAGCTTTATAATGTTTATAAATAATTTGGTAAAGTTAGACTTTACACCTTCTTAATATACTTAGATATATTTCAATAATGCAATACATATTTTATTAATTTCTAGCACCAGTAAGCCAGTTGTATTTTTTACGCTTAGGCATTAAACTATTTTTTCTTTTTGAGCTTTTAAAATCTTCTTTACTGGTAGCTTGTGACTTGGGAGCTCGTGCAAAATAGTCTGCATAGTATAGGGCATCCATTAAGTCATCGTTTCTAGGTTTGGGGTGTTCAAAGAACTCGTCTACAAGCTCAGTCATATTACGTTGAATGTATAACTTCTTAGAATTAACGATAGGGCCTAGCGTCGTTTCGAGCCTATCTTCTTTTTTTATTCTATTTGGAGGTTTGACACCTTTGAAGATACCGGGCATTAACCTTTTCTCGTTAGCACTCATGCGTGTTACCATGTCCCTGACCATCTCTTGCGCTGCTACTGTTTCAATCGTTACCCTTTTTACAGGGCTATACTTCTTTGCAATCTCTATAATCTTAGCTGGAACATCAAACGTAGGTATTCTTTCCCTGAAATACTCTAAAACATAGCGATTGTTATTTGAATCAATACCCATAACCATAATTACTTGAAAGTCTGAGGTATCCGATGCAGTAGCTGCGAGGTCAACACCAATATAGATATTGATTGGAATCATCTCATCGTGCTCAACAATGTAATTGAACTTGTTAATTAGCTTGCGCTCTCCTCCATAATGCTGTATTCTATCTATTTTAAAAGCTGCATTGGTTATATCACGAGCATCATTCATATACTCTTGAGCAAACTTATTTACTAGACCCGCTTCTATAAACTCTTGTTTCTTATGATTTAACTTAGATAACGGAAATTGCTCTGGCCATAAAGCTTTTCCATCTTCAACAGCGCTGTGAAAGAATACATCCCATGGATATGACCGGCTATCTGTCTTTGCTTTTTTAAATCCATCGTACGTCATCTGCAAAAAGCTATCAAAATGTACAATAGTACCGGAAAGCCATATCCAGCCTTCATTTCCGGGTGACTCTTCAAGTGCAGGGTAAATAGTAGACACGACCCATCGTTTAATTTCATTGCGCCTTTCAGGTGTCTTAGTATTTAATTCAGATTCAAAGTCGTCTAAGATAATACCTGTATAACGCACATCTACTTCTGCACGACCTCTTAATCGCTGACTTGTACCCTTGGCAATAATCCTATCTCCTTTGGGTGTAACCAAGTCTTTCTCTGTCCATCTTTTACCTACACTACCACCATCCATGTTACCAAAGTAGTATTTAATTGTTTTATTCATTTCTAAGTGGTACCGCATATACTTTAAATGGTCAATCGCCTGTCCTTGCTCTTCCGATACCCACGCAATGAAGTTTTGGTCGTCTTTACCGGAAAAACATAGTTTATGTAATATAGCTGACTTAGATAGAATAGATTTACCAAAACCCCTAGGTAGGATAATACAGATACGCTCACCGGGTTTGGTAGAGATAAGTCTTTTGGATACGGTATAGTGGCAAGCAGGAGATGCACTCTTGTGCATAAAGTCTTTAGGAAGAAAGGCTCTACCAAAGAATAGTAGGTCTTTATAGGATTTAGCTAATATCTCATCCCGGCGAATCATTTCATCGGGAGGAGGTATTATATTAAACGTCTCTATTGCTGGCTTGTCTTGCTTTTTGACGGGCTTTGCGAGCTTCTCTTTTTCTTTTTTGGTTTTCAAGAGATAGTTTTCGTTTTAAACGTTTGCGGTTTTTGGCCTCTTTGTTGGGCATTTACCATTTCACCTTATCTGCCCAATATGCAGCAGACATCTTTCCTTTAGCAATATTCTTTCTGTGGCGTGCTTTAAATGATTTACGTCTCATCTTTTGTTTACGGGACTCTCCGGCTTTGGGTTTACCAGCAGTTGTTACGCCTTGTTGTCCGAATCGTATTGTTTTTACTTTATCACCAACCTTAGCAACCACAACATGGCTTTTCTTTGGATGGTTTGGTGTACGCTTGGGTTTATTAAACCCACTGACACCGGCTCTAGCTAGTCTTGAATCTTTTTTCTTAGGCATTATGCTTTCCTCACTCTGCGTGCTACTGTCTTAGAGTACTTTGCTTTACCCTTACCCTTAGCAGATGCAGCACGTTTTCTTTTATTGGTAGCTGCTTTTTGGGATGCGGTCAAACTTTTACGCACTTTCTTTGGTAAATAACGTCCACGTTTCTTCTTAGGCTTCTTTTCGTCACCTTTTGTAACGTATCCCCACTCCTGCTTTGTCCATTTAGATAGTTTGTTACTACTAGACTTAGCACCCTTATAGCCTCCACCTGCTTTTTTATAGCGGGCTGTAGCTAATTGTGCTTTGCGGGCTGACCATTTACCTGCCGGGCCACCTTTACTACCTGCTTTAACACTAGCAACAATGCGTTTCCACTTTGCTGGTTGTGTCTTTTTAGCAGAAGCCATTATCTACGCCAGCTTTTTTTAGCTGATTGTTGAGATTGTTTACTTAATTCTCCATAATGGTACAGTCTTTTACTGTTAGGGCCGTGTGTCTTGCCACTATGTAATTGACCATTAGGCATCTTATGTAGACCGCCCTTATGTTCTTTACCATTTTTGAAGTAATGCTTTACTCCCATTCCCATACTAACTCCTAGTTAATCGTATTATACATAGTACATTACCCCAGCGTATTTGCTTAGGGTATTGCCAAATTTCTTTATTTATAAGCTTTTTTAAACGGTGCATAACTTTTATAATTTTTACTAAACCACAAAGCGTCTTCTGGTGTTTTAAATTCTATAAACTCTCCAGTAATTTTAGCATAAGCTGCCGCTTCTTCTGGGTCGTCAAAGTATTTTAAATCTCTAGCTCCAGTATCAACCACTGTTGGAGCAACTTTATTGTCGTACTGTATCATATAGTGCGTCATTGGTTCTTTTTTTAAAGAATCATTTGCAAAATAATATTCCCTACCAGTATTTAATTCAGGGTTTAATATTCTCTGTACAAAATTTAACTGTTGGTTTTCCATCAATGTATCTTTAATGGATTGTTTAGGTACTTGTCCACCTTCTTGATAACGTTGTAAGGTAGCGTTCGCTATTAAACTATCTATAGCAGAGTGACCGTTAGCCATTTTTGCTTCCAGAT